AAATCTCTCAACATTTGTTTTTGCTGTTTTCTAACGTTCTAACGTTCAAAATTATCTGTTTTCAACTTTTCCACGTACTCTACTACTACGGCTACAACAAATAAATAATAATAATTACACGTGCGTGCGCGTGCGTCTACGCGCGTGCGTGCGCGTGCTGATAAAATAATATAGCCAAGTACCTTACTTGATAGGTACTTGGCTAGGTGACACCGCTTACAGCTTTCCGGATGCGTGCATTTTCTTTTTGGTTATTCTTTCTTTTGTTTTTAAATCTTCTGCATAGTCTTTGTTTTGGTATGTGTAGCGGTTGGCTGCTATGATCTTTGCTTGTCTTTCTTTTTTAATCTGCCACAGTCTCATTGGGTCTTCTGCTTCCATTTTCTTTTCGTAAAATCGTGGTATTCTTGCTCTTTTTCCGTTTGCGCATTGAATATAGCCTTGTTTCCAGATTTCTTCTTTGTGCTCTTTGTACCACTGATCTCCGATGCCCGGTTTGAGTGACATTTTTGCAAATGGTTTCGGTTGGCCTAGATCATAATAAGAATTCGCTTTTTTCCCGTCAATTTCATACATTTTTTTTGTAACATACCCTGCAACATATCTATAGGTTTCTGGCACTGCTTGTGCTATCTGAATTTGACCCATTCCCCATAGGTCTGCCATTGTTTTACTTGTAAAGTAACCGTTACATCTTTTTTTGTAGATTGGTTCAAGGTCTGTTGGTTTCCAACCGTACAAAATCATGTGGTAGTGTGGTCTTGCTGTTTTTTCTCCGTATTCACCCGCACAAAAGTATCTTAGCCCGTCTCCTGTGGCCTTTCTGAGCCTTTTTATAAATTTTTGGATATCTGTATAGAGTAAGATTTGCACGCTCTCTGGACGCTCTGTGCCCGGTTTCCATGTGTATTGTACTTTTCTGAGGATTTCACCCGTTTTTACTATCATGCCCGGTACGTGGTCATCATCGTATGTTAGTGTAACAAACCATACTTGATCTTTTGGATATCCTCTTGCTTCCATTTCAATTCTTGTTGTCCAGTCCTCACGTTGTGCAATTCTACATCCTATACACTGTCCACATGGTATTAACATTACATCCGTTCTGTACATCAAATCTTCATATTTAAGATTTTTGTGTGCTCTCTCCTTACAAAAACGCGACAGGGTGTAAACCCTGCCGCTGACTTCTTTGTTTTCAGGAGAATAGAACCGGATTAACGGCCTACTGCATCCCATTTTTTCACCTTCCTCTTCCGCCACCGCCGCCTTGCGTTCTTCCGCCGCCTGCTTTAAAGGCTGATGGTTTATCTTCGCTTAACCAGTTTTTAAGTTCTCCGTTTGGTATGTCTATCCATTTTGACCCATAGCTTTGCGTGCTGCCCCCTGTGCTGTATCCGCTTGAATCTGTTTTTGACCAGCTTTCTGTTTTGCTCCACCCCGGCAACGGTTGCTGCGGTGTCGGCATTCCGCTTGATTGTGTCCCTACACTTGGCGCACTGATACTCTGTGCGCTTGCTGTTCCTTGTGCGCTGCTTGGTGTGCTTGCTCCACCCTGTGTATACGCAAGAATCGGGTTGATTCCTGCTGCTCTCATGTCTTTTACGGCTCTTTGATAGGCCGTGTTGCTCATTTTTTCTGACCAGTCTCTAGCTTTTTGCGCTTCTGCTGAATTGTAGTTCATGGCTGTATCTTGTGAGATTTTGTTATATACGCCCTGTGTAATTGCTCCTAAGGTGTTTAAGCCCATCGCATAGATGCTGTTTTTTGCGTTCTGTGTTGCTTGTGCGCTTTGTCCTGCAAGTGCTTGATTCCATAGATTGGCGTTCATTGCTTGTGCTGCGTTGTAGTCTACGCCGCTTGCACCTGTGCTTGCGCTTTCTCCATGGCTGACGTTTCCGCTTTGATTCCAGCTTGTCCCGCCGCCTGACATGCCTTTAAACACATTTGCCAGTTGTGCACCACTTGATACAAGCCCGCTTACTGCGTTGATACCGCCTGTGATCATTGGTATTGCTGATAACAGTGAAAATGCCATTTTAAAAATTGCCCGGATTTCTCCGGGCCTCTCCTTTCTTTACAGTTTTTCGAGACCTGGCACGCTGTAAAGCGGCATCGGTCTGGTTGTATTGTTTTGAATCAGGAAATCTGCAATAAATTGCGGTTCGTCCTGTACTGCAAGAGTACGCTGAATTTCTTGCTTCCCTTCCTTAATCCATTCGTCTGACAGATACGGCCTTTTGTCGTAGTTGTCAGCATAGTGCCATGTGTCTAATGTGCCTGTTGCGTTTGACCGGAATTTGCCCGCCACACGGTTAGGTTTCATTCTGTATTCGCTCCATGCTTCTTGATAGCCAAATACCTCTTCTGTGTTTTCTTTTGTGAGTTCTTTTCCCGTGTAGATTTCTTTGACTTTTACGGCCTGCTCGCCCAGGTTTGCAAACTGCGGATAATAGTAATCTAGTGCGTCCTGTCTGCTCCACATTCTTTCGATACCCTGCTGGTATGTGTGATCGTGTCTCACACAGCATACACCGATGATAAAACCGTGTTCTTCGAAGGATTTTGTAAAGCTGCTTTCACTGAACGGTGTTACACTGATCGCAGCCGTGTTGCCCTGCGGACTGTCTGCCGTTGTGCTGCTCGTCTGTACGACCTGAGACATGTTGATAGGATAGCGACCGCCCCCCAGATATTCCGGGATTTGTACCGTTTTGTCTGAGATGGTCGTGCCAAAGACACTGCGAATAATTTCGCGGTATCTGCTGCCGCCTCTTGCGAGTGCTTCGTAGTAGTGCTGCACTGCAAACGCTTCTCGCAGTTGGTTTACTGTCGCTGCTTCTACATTGTCAAGACGTGCCTGCATCGGTACCCATGTACTCGTGCCGCCTGAATCTTTTCCCAGTAACACGCGCGGGTATCCGTTTGTGTCGGCCCTTGTCGGCGCTCCTAAAGTGTTTCCGTTTGCCGGTACAAGGTGCGATTCGCCGTTGCTGGTCATGATTCCATAGCTCTGCAGCTCATCTACTGTAAATGCCCATTGTACTCTTGCATCTCCGGTGATTCCGATAGCTACGCTTGGCCCCTTTTGTGGTGTCGGCAGTGCACTTGTAAAGTAGTCGTGATATTTTGCGACAGGCAGCGGCTTTCCGCCCGTTGCTGCGTTTAAGTTTAGCTGTGTGTCTGTCCATTCGTGGCTTTCGTCCAGCCTTACATATACCGCTGGTTTATCGTCTTTTAATTCTTTTACTGGGTCCGTTAGGTTTTGGTCTCTGAACCATTCGTTCCAGATCTTTACGTATCCTCTGATTGGTAGTGCGTTTACAGTGATGTCTTTTTCTGCTTGCTCAGGTGTAATTGCGGTTACTCGGTTGCATTTGGTTGGGATGCCCATATAGTCAAGTATGCTTCCTTCTTCTGGTACTGTTCCGATTGGTGACGCTTCTATATCAATTCCACTTTTCATGGTATATCCTGCTAGATACTGTTGCGGTACGCTGTATTCTGTTTTTTGTTCCCATGCTCCGGTTGTGTTTTCACCCATGAACTCTTTCCAGTGTTCCCACACAATGCGGTTTGGTACAAAGAAGTAATATACGTCTAGGTACGCATTGTCCATCACCGGGAAGATCGGTGTGGTCATACGCACAAGGCCTGCCGTGTCTACACTGAAAGTGTCACCCGGCAGCACTTCATCCACATAAAATGGAATCAACTTGCCAGCGTCAAACGTGAATTTCACATTCTGATCTCGCTTGAATCTTGATCGGCTGATGTGTGTCTGTGGAATCCTGTTAAAATGCGCTTCGTTATTCCGGTTCATTCTGCTTCACCTCTTCTTTCTTCTGTTCCGGCTGTTCCGGCTGCTTCGGTTTATTCCGTTATGGTGAACTGCCTCCGCGGGGAAGGGTGGATGCTCTGGTGCCGGAATTGAAGGATTATAAGCTGGTATACCGTTTTCAGCCGGGCAGTAATATTATGAGCGGCGACGGACTTTCAGCAGTATATACGATTGCAAATGACGAACCATGCGCTTTCAGCCGAATTGCCTATTTTGTGCAATTGGTCAAAGCAGATGGGCAGAGTGAATTTGTCGCCGTAGATATGGATGCATTTACTGATGATATAAAAAAGGTTGGTCTGCCGACAGTCGCCAGCGGAGCATCCTTTCAGTGTGAAGTTAATAATGTAAAGGTGACATCCAATGTGCCAGGAATCAAAAACGGCTTTTTTGAAAAAGGATGCAATATTGAATTTTTTCCGGGCAATTATGTGCCGGAAAACAAAATGGGAATACCGGGAGCTTCGGATGAAAAATTCGACTTTGGCGATATGATAGCCACTACCGGAGTCGGATACGGTTCTTTTCAGGTGCATAATTATGCGGAAAAACAGACACTGTTTGCTTTTAACGCATGGCAGAATAATGCCGGGGCGGATCTTGGCGTCGGAACCAATCCTGATGGTAATCCGGACTGGACTTTTACTCGCAGCGCCGGGAAATACGCCTATGCTTATATTTTAGTTCTGGTAAAATGACAACCAAGGAGGTGTTATATGTGGGAAGATACTGTTGACATTAACAAAATT